GTACGCTTGACTGCGTAATCGGGGCTTACAACACCCCAATCAATCTGGAAAGTGTCGTCCCCGGACATAGCCAGCACAAACCGAATATCTGTAATCGTTTCACCTGCCCAATTACTATTGAGGTCAACTACATCCACCCAGGCTGTTGAGCATTCGTGTGGTTCGGGGTAATGTGGATCGTTCCCTAAATGTAAACTCACACTGCGGCTGGAACTCCACCCACCGTCACCAGAACGCTTCCACCTAAACGAGCCATAAAAACTATCCCCGGCAACCTGCTTCACCCTGATCCCGACATATCTTGCATCATCGCCACTAAAAGACAACCCCGACTTGGTGATTGCGCCACTAACAATACCACCGGATGTAGGGTTGAATGTGACATAGGTGGCACCTTGTGTTAATGTCCCTGACCCTGGAGTCCATGAGTTCAGCGAATTGGTAAAGTTGTCATCGATAACCCGTGTGAGTCCGAAATCGTCAAACATGCTATGGTCAGGGGCTAACCCGATTGACGGGACTGTTACAGTCGCTGATACAGGCGTTGCCCCGTACTGCCCTGTGGTGGTGTATGTGTTGCACCAGAATGTATGCACACCCGGCTTTAGCCCACTGAGCGAATAATTCGGGCTACGGACAGAAGCCAAGAACACCGCATTAGTCCAGCTTGATCCCATCCTGAACTCATATACCTCGATTTCGGGATCATCCACTCGCTCGGAATATAAACTCAAAGCCCTGCCGTTTAGGATAGCGTGAAGCTCTGTCAGTGATGTGGGCGTGTCGCCTGCCGACCCAGTAATATTTGCGGTGACACTCGCTGTATCTTCTGACCTGGCGTTAAAAATGTTTATAGTCGTTAGCCGAACAGTATAAGTCGAACTTTCTTGCACTGGGTCAATCATAAAGTCGGTCTTTGCGTTGGTGTAAAACTCAAACGCCCCACCATTTACACTTACCTCGACCTCTACATGCTTGAACCAGATATAGTCGGGGTCAATGGTGAAATCCACCAACAGCCGGGTCATTGTCCGCAAGCTGTGGGTGTATGTCTCTTCAGCAACGCTCACGCCATATACTATAGGTACATCGGCAGAGGGGGCTGGTAGTGTGCAATTATATATATCGTCTGCGGTGATGTCGAAGTCGGTGTTATACAGATCAGAGCTTTCCCACTGCAACCCGACTTGAACCAACCCGTCAGGCTGGATAGTTGCGGAAGTTACACGCATAGGCTGATCTTCAATAGACAGTGCGGCAGAAGTGAAAGTCACCATGTCATGTGGCTCTAACTGTAGCAAGTCGTCCCTGCCCGTGAACGATAACCCTCGGTTCAACATCTGCCGCTCAAGGGTATATATCCCCAACGCTGCCGCTTGACGCTTCTCTGTGCAACCTAAAAGTTCAAGGGTATCTATCGCCCCTAAATGGTCGCCCAGAGTCACATCGTCCAAGACCCAATTATTGGAAGGGGTGTAATACTTAACCCTCATCCCCTGTGCTGTACCCCATGCGGAGGGCTGCTCAACGGATATGCCTGCCACACCATCATTGCCTTGGACAATATGCTGGTCAGCAATGTCGAACACCGTATTTTCCCACTCTGTCTTGCGTAGCGAGAACACCCCGGCAAACCATATCAACTGTCCACGGAAATGCTGGCAAATATCGTCTATAATATCTTGCGCTGATTCCTGCTGGTCAAATACTCGGTTATATGTCCACCTTGGGCTACCTTGCGCTCGCCCTTCATCGCAATAATCTGCCAAATCGCTCCACGACCCAGTATCAAACTCTGTCGCATCGCAACCCAAGCCGTACCGAGCGTTTGTCATATAGTCATATAAACAAAGAACAGGGTTATCGCTCCATGCGGTTGTCCCGTCACGGAAATCATACAGCTTGCGCCCCTTTAGAACCACCGCCCGTTTTGGTAGCCCGTTAAAGACCTTTGGACTCCACTTCAACTTATGCACCATGTAACAGGTATGCCGTAAGGGGTCGTCCCAGTCGCCTGGAACATTCCCGGCTGCTGCCTGAGTGCTTGAGCCAGGGTAAAACCAGTAGTCAGCTTTATCGGTCACGCCCGAATCTTCGCCATATTCTTTTTCGTTGTACCAGACCGACTCCACTGAGTCGCATTCACCCTCTGAAAGTGTCTGGATGATCCAGAGATAGGTATTGTCAGAGCCGGAGTTTTCTATATACACATCGTTCCCGGCTATCTTCTGCGTCCCGTACACGATTGGGACAGCTTCCTGTGTTGAGCGAGTATTGACCTTCTGCCCTGGGGTTTTCGGCTGGTCGGGTTTCCGTGTCAATATCATGGACGCACCCAACTGGAGGATCACGCCCACCACAAACAACTGTGACGAGCTTAACCCTGCAAAAAATGCCCCTATTGCCCCAAACATCTATTCCACCTCCGGGGTCGGCCCCCACCAGATTTGCTTATCCTCAACTGAGGGTAAGAACCTGAAGCCGCCGAAGTTGCTTGTGTTGTTGTATATCCCACATTGCACATAAGTCCGGTTACAGCTTGCTGCACCGCCTGTGTATCCGCACTCGTCACCCTTGAACTGCTTCCACCTACATGATGCCGAATGGAGCATCAAGGTTTTCTGTGTCCATCTGGTGAACTGGTTTGTTACGGTAATGCTGATCCTATCTTCGACCAAGCTCCACTCGTCCACAAAGCCCTTAAAGAAAACCGCTGCGTCTGTTGGCTGATACCCTTGCAAGTCCACAACAACACAATAAATCGTCACATCGCCACCCTGTGGAGTGCCACCTACAAAGTCGCCCATGAGGTATTGGCTAACATTGTCAATGTCTATCTCTGCCTTGTCAACGATCTGTGCATTGGAGTATTGGATAGGGGCAACATTGAACCCGTGGGGCGCATATACATCGCCTTCATACACTAACGGCACATCACAGTCCGTATAGCAATGTGTTGAGCCGGTCTCTATCTTTACCAAGACAAACGGCCTTATCGCACCCGACTCTAACTGGGCAAGTATGTCAGCATCAATCGTTCTCACGAGTTCAATAGCCCTTGTAGTTTGATGCCTGTGGTCATCATCCGGTTAATAAAAGTTGTGAAGTTCATATTGTCTTCACCGAACCTGCATCGAGTTTTTAGGCGACCTGTGAAGTCATAAGTGATTATTGCGCCAGTGGCTATTGCTGAACCTGCTGTCCATTGATCCTCGCCATCTGCACCACCACCTTGAGCGAATGTGCCGCCCATCTCTTCCGAGCCGTTTATGTAGATTGTCCGAGAACTACCCTGCAAGGAAGGCATTGAAAACACTTCTGTACTACCGTCACCTGTTGCTACATATTCGCCCGTGTATGTTCTGGAGAACGGGTGAAAGAAGCTGAACTCCTCAAACGAGCCGCTTCTGTCAAGGAAGAATTGCCACAATGTCTGAGCGTCTGTGTTTGTGACAGCTTTATACTTCACGCTGAAATTTCGTCTTGGATAGAGCCATTTCTGTTTCCGTGACTCCTGACCGCCCTCAAACTGGGTCGTTATCGTCTTGAACTCAATGCCCTCATTAAACGGCTCAATTGCCGGTACGCCTGTTGTTATGTCAGGATATGCAGCCATTACGCCAATGCTCCTTGTAAGGTGCTTCTGAGTCCCCTATCGCCACCCTGAAGTGCTTTGATGATCGGTGCAACGATAGCTGACGGGTTGCGCTTGGTCATGTCGTTGAACGACCTGGCATCTACTGCGCTTATATTAACATTGATTGTCGTGCCGGGCTGGTTGCCGATCTCGTTCCGGGGTATTACCATCTCGCCAGCTTCTAATATGGCAGGGACTTCGTTTTGTTTTAGGTCGGGAACCATGCCACCGTGATGAAACCGTGGCGCAGTTAAACGCTTAACAACACCGCCATGATGATACATAGAGCCAAGCCCCATGGATGCGCCAAACGCTGCGTCAGCTCCAAACCCTGCGCCCACTGCGCTACCCATGCCACCACCAACCAGCCCCAACAATTTGCCAAGCCCACCCTTGCGATCCAAGGCTGTTTGAATAAAAAGTTGCCCCAGCCCACGGAGAACGTCTTTAATAAGGGACTTCATTACGTCCCTAAAGCTCTTGGTTCTGTCCAGAATGGCATCCAGTGCCGAAGTTAGCGAACTCTCAAGGGTTCCTGCAATGCCTTCACTTATCGCTTTCTGCTTCTTCAGGTCTTCGTCATACTCTTCCAGAACCTTTTCACGAGTCGCTATCCGTTTTGTGGTAATCAAATTGATGAGTTCAATCTTCCCGGCAGCCAACGCCACCTCTTTTTTGTAAACCTCGTCAATCGCCCACAACTCGTAATCTTTTGCCGAGAGCGTAAGCTTCTTTATATCATCCGTTAAAGCTACCTTAAGCTCTCTCTGCTTGTCTGACCATTCTGCTGCCTTGGCAAGGTTGTCTTGGTACATTTGCACCCATGATGCCTGTGCTTTCTCCATGGTCATTTTGCTGTCTTCAGGGGAACCTATCATGGTTGAAAGCAGTGTCCCGT